GAGGTGGTTGCTTGACTCCTGGCCCACTATTAAATTTCTGATAAATAAAAGCATCAACGGAATCATAAAAATCTGACTAATCTCATTGCTGATCATAGTCAGACCAATTCCGAAAACACAAAGTAAGTTTACAAACAGCAAACTCAAAAAGGAATTTCCTCATTGCTATCAAAGCTTGGTGCTGAATCACTGGATTGGTTTGCATAGTTTGGAATGCCCACCGCGTTTAACTCCGGCAACAACTCCTCTACCTTAACGTCTACAGCTGTGGCCGTTGTACCGTCTCTTTTTTCATAATCCCTGTGTTCAACAGTGACTCTACAGCAAGGTTTCATATCGTCTAAAAACGTATGCATAAGCTGCGCAGACTCTTCCCAGCTAATATCAGTGAGCTGTCTTTCATTCATTCGCTGTTTAACAAAAGAAACAGCGCCAAGAATGCCAAGCTGCCAGGTGATCCATTTTTCAGAATTGTCATCAAACCTATAGTTTGCCCAAGCGTTATAACTTAACCTGGTTTCCGGATTGATCAACTCGTACATTAGCCCGATTTGGTGCGGGTTTTTTGTCGTGTCCAGCTTTGCTATCTTTACTCTTGCGTTGTAGCTCCCCTGTGGTGCTAGCTCCTGCGTCGGCTCGTCCCATGTTGGCATTTTTGCTCCCTTCGTTAATTGTTTTTTGTTTTTTTGCAATCTCTTGTAAATTCTCTTTAACAGTCTTAATTAAAGTCTCTGAGCACATCTCAATTTTTTCTGGCAATTTTCCAGACCTGTCACCAGCAATCAGATTCTCAGTCCCCTTGGTTTGAATATAACGATGTCCGTTCGTATCCTCAGTGAAATAAAGAATATAATCCACCAGCGGATAAATGGCTTTTTTCGCAGTCGTAGGCAAAGTTGAATCCGTTACGGCAAGCTTTTTGTTTTTTTGCTCGACCTCAGTCGTCTGCTCATGACTAATAAAAATAATCCCATAGCCTTTTTGAGATAAGAAATTGATCGCAGTCTCAAATTCTTGTCTTATGTATCTATAGCCAGCTCCATAAGCTAAATCGCTTTCATGCTTAACGTCTTCTAGGCCCAGAACATACTTAGTGCACCAGGCCCACAAGTTATCGACCGTGTCGATTGCGACTGCGCTAAAATCATTTTTTTCAGGAGAGGCAAGCTCCCTACACATCTCTAAAAAATGCTTCCAATTGGTCGGATCACCGTAAGTGACAGTTTCTCCGTTTTTAAAAGCAGCCTCATACTTATAGATTTCTTGATATTTATGGCCTGGCTCGGTTGTGAAAAACAACACCTTGTCTTTTTCATCATTCCCAAAACGACTTGCTATGGTGGTTTTGCCGACTTTGGGCCTTCCATAGAATAAGTAGTGGTGATTCAAATGATTGATTACTACATTAGAACGCTTTTGCGGTAATGGCATGATCGTGCTCCCTTCATGTCGATAATAAGTTGCGTTTTATTTTTACGGTTTAATTATTTTTTTGACAACTGGATTTTTGTAAAAAGATGGACGGGGAGCGGCAAACTCCCCGCCATCAAGAGCAACTTTTGTCAACATGAAGGTTCCCTTAAAATCCTAGGAGGATTTAAGCGTCATGGATAACAGGCTTCTTTATATATGCATTTTTTGATCTGGGCCAACAATCTTTTGACCAGACGCAAATTGTCTTCACTTTTACCTGTGATTGCTCTTTTATGAAATTGGCAGCTTTAAAAATTTACCTAGGGGGGTCTGGCGAATGGCTGACATCATTGATTATCCATCAAAAAGTAATGGCTTTAAAGATTCAAAATCATGGCAATATTATGAGCTCGCTCATTATATGGTCAATGAAATGGGGTTAAAATCCATTGATTCATATATGTGGATCTATAAGGACACTCACTACGTCCCAATAAATAGGAAACTGCTATCAAAAATTATCATTCAACTAACCAATGAAGCTGCTGCACCAAAAACAGTTAGGAGCTTTGTAGAGGCTTGTGAGTGTGTTTCTCAATTAAATGATGATGAGTTTAAAAGTCCAAAAAATTGCATCAATTTAGCCAATGGAGTGCTCGATATTAAATCCAAGATATTCGTGCCTCATAATAAAGATTTTAATTTTAAGTACATGACACCTATTAAATATGATCCGAAAGCCAGGTGTGATGAATTTCTAGAATTTTTAAATTTTGTATTTGAAGGAGATGCCCAGCTTCTTTCGGTCACCGCGGAGATTTTCGGCTATTGTTTACTGGATTCGCATCCGTTTTTACATAAGGCTTTCGTGCTCTTAGGTCAGGGGAGAAACGGCAAATCAACATTTTTAGATGTTTTAAAGAAGCTTTTAGGGGAGCAGAACGTGGCTTCAGTCTCCCTTTCTAATCTTGATCGTCCGTTTTCAGTGGTTCAGCTTGATGGGAAATTGGCCAATATTGTTGGTGAAACTCCCGATAAACATATTTCATCTGAATTATTTAAAACCGCCATTGGTGGTGAGGAGCTAACAGCAGCTCTTAAAAATAAAAATGAATATTCCATGCCAGTAAATGCCCGTTTTGTAGTGGCGGCCAACAAAATGCCCAAATTTGGCGATACGACAACAGGGATGTGGGAGAAGCTCTTTATTCTCCCATTTAACCGCTATATCCCTGAAGGCCAAAGGGATAAGGGTAAGCGCGAGAGACTGTTTAAAGAGCTCCCTGGGATCTTAAATTTCGCACTGTCAGGTCTTGATAGACTTATGGAAAATAAGAGTCTAACAAAAGTTGACGCATCGCAAATGATGGTCGAAGACTACAGAGAGGACAGCGATTCGTTCTATGAGTTCTTCAATCAAGTGGTCGTAATCAACAAAAAAGATGCTGATAAATTAAGCAGTGGTGATTTTACTCATTTAAAAGTGATTTATAACGCATATGTCAAATGGTGTGAACGTAATTCGGTGAAGTATCCAATTGGCCTTAAAGAATGTCGAAAAAGGCTCAGTTTTATACTCCGCGAAAGAGGTTTGGAGCATGACTGCCCGTATCAAAGAACGAGAGAAGGGTACGCATACGGCAACGTGTCAATAAGGGATTTTAGCTTGATTTACAGCGTTAAGGGTCACTTTCATCACCCTTCACACTGAAGTTCACGGCAAATTCATCGCTGTAAGTTATTGTTATTATTATTTATTTATTATTATTATTATTATTAGTGTATTAGTGTATTAATAATAATAATAATAATAACCCCCCAATATAAACATAGACATATAGCGTTAATGCTTTTACGGATATAAGGGGGTAATGGCTGAAAAACATATGTTCACGTTCATTGTTCACAAAAAGGAGTATGTGCAATGCGTTATTCGATCAATCCTTTCTTAAGACAGATTATGACAGAAAGTTTGGCTAGGCACGTTAGGGACTATGAGTCACAGATGGGGCAGACTGAGGTCGAAAAGATAATTCTGGACCTCATAAAATTTGCCTTCGAGCGCGGTTTTGACGAAGGGGTTAAGTCCGTGGGCGAGTTAGGACTCAGTCAGGATCAGATCAAAAACCTGTTTTCTGAAGTTCAGACCAACTCGCTGTGGTAAATTTATGGCTCCATGGATGGGTCGCAGCTAGGCGATAATGATCTTAGGGACGGGATTGGCCTAGCTGTCTACTCTAGGCTTCGTGTGAGCTTCGAGGATTCCCTGAGCGGCGCGTAAAGCTTCTTGGACGTATTCTGACCTGTCTACCTCTAGCGCCTCACACAGGGCATTCTCGATGAAAAGATTCACATCCATTCCCTTTTCCCTGGCGGCCTCAATTATCCCTGGAATTAACCTTAGACTGTATGTGTTACGTTTTGGCTTTATGACTATGTTTGGCATGACTTCCCCTAGCAATAATTATTATGGCATATTAGATTCAATCTAAATCAAATCCTCTGAATGGGTAAGGAGAAAAATTATGAGCGTTGATGTTGCTTCACCAAAAAGACGCGGAAGACCTAAAAAAACAAATTCTACAAAAAAACCAGCCACGCAATCACAGGCTGAAAATATAATCGACCAAATCGTAGAATCGCCCCCCCAACAAAATCAATACGCTGACCAAAACATCAATCACACAGTCAATGAGTTTAACTCTCCTCAATCCGATTTTCCGCAAATGAAAACTAGAGGCATCTCATCGTTCATGCATCACCTCTTCAAACTTGGACTCGGTAAATTTAAAAAAAATGTCGCCCTACAAGGCGAAGAACCAAAATGGGAAGATGTTGAACATGTTCACTTCTTTCATACCGTACTTAGTAACGGACAAGAACAAGATCGATCCACATCAGTCGGTGGGCACTTCCACCTCGTCGAACTCGTCAAAAACCCCGACCCCGCTGGACCACCTAAAATCGTCAAAGTCTCACCTCCCATGACCACCGCTAGACGCAAAAACAGATACGGCAAAATGAAAACTACTGTCGTCCCTGTTGAATACGATGATCACACTCACGATGTTCACTACATTGGCTCTGATGAAATTAAACCCAGAACAGTATCCTCTGAAGCTGTTAAAGTCATCGGACAGGAAGCCTCTAAAACAGCTCCCGTTCAAGGTGTCATTGGGTGAGCCATGTAAGAAAGCTCATCAAAAGAGCATTTCTCTTTGAAGTGAGTAAATCAAACTGCTCCTCAGATCTTAAGGCATCACTCAAAGATCCTAAGAACATGAATCGTTATCTCGATCACTGGACAGCTGAAGTCTTAAAAGCAAACTTCTCGCGTAAACTTAAAAAAGGTGGAGAGTATAAAGGCTCAGTTATAGAGGACACAGTTAAAGAGCTAACGCAGAATTTGATTTCAATCTGTGAGAAAAAAGCGCAAGATAGATTAGAGTCCTACTTGTCTAAAAAGGCTAAAGAAGCTGAAGCCTCTCGACTAAAGGATTTAGAAAAATCAGTCGATGGTGAACTATCAGGCGACTACGAAGCTGCAGTTAAAGAAGGAGGTGTCTTGATTGGAGACACAAAAGAGGTGATTGATGGCAAAGAAAGTTCAAAAGAGATCTCAGGGAAGACCAACGAGTTACAGGCCTGAATACTGTAAGCTACTCATTGAACACATGAGTGGTGATGCTCACACTCCAGGTCTTAACTTTGAATCCTTTGGTGGTGTTGTTGGTGTATCTAAGAACTGCCTGTACAAGTGGCTTTCAAAGCACAAAGATTTTGATGACGCCAAAAAAATAGGCGACATGTTAAGTCTAAAGTCTTGGATTGAGACAGGCATTAAAGGCATGCGAGAAGAGAAGTTCAATGCGACAGTTTGGATCTTCATGATGAAGAACATGCATGGTTGGCGTGACAAGATCGAGCAGACAACAAGCTTGAACATCGAGGGTATAGCCTTTATAGATGAAGATGAAGATTGACAATCAGGGCAGAGTAAGAAAGATAGAGATAAAAGAGGTGAAGGAGAGTAGAAAGCTTTTGCCTCGCGAAAAGTTAGAGCAGCTTTTGGACAGGGTTCTATTCAAGCCAAAGAAAAAGAGTGACAAAAGATAAGATCATAGAGCTCCAGACGAAGCACATAGAGTTATTGCAGCTGGCATTGAATGAAGCTGTTGAGTGTTTAGAGGCTTACGGCGGCCAGTCTACGAATAGTGATTTAGCTTTGGAGTGTTTAGATGAGATTGAAGAAATTATGGATAATATTTCTAAGCTTAGTGTTGATTAGCTGTACATCATTTAAAAAAGAAGAGTGTGGTTGGAAGTGTCCTGGCGCTATGGATGAGGTGTTTAGTTTGGAGTTAGAAGAGTGCGAGTGGGTGTGTGAATGATCGATCAAAAGATTGAGCTTTACCAGTCTGCACTTATTCTTTGCCTAGCTTGGGGAGCATTGGGTTGGGTTTTGTGGGTGTTGCAATGAGTGATGAATTTATTAAGGCACGAGATGCTTACATAAGTGAATTTGATCAACAGACTTTAATTGATACATTTAATGAACTCTTAGAAGAATCAGCTGGCGACCATAAGACTCTTGTTATGTTAGCTTTTGGTCAAGGCTTGAAGCTCGGGAGCAATTGGGCGAAAGAGTGGTTAGAAAAGCAGTATAACTCAGAGTTAATGGAGCACGCTAATGTAGGTGTGATGATTGGTATTGAACAGGCTAACGACAAGATAAGAGCGCAACAAAAAGAAATAGATCGACTAGTAAAAGCTGTAGCCGATCATGTTACAGCAAGACAAAAACAACAAACCGTTATCGAAAAACTCAAAGAGGCTTTGGAAGGTTATGCTGTAGTTCCTGGTAAATCAAACAAGCCAGCTAAACAAGCCCTAGCCGATGTGAAGGAGATGCAAAATGACTGAATCGGCGCAAGACCCATTTAAGCCAGTAAAAGCAGACATGGCGTTTTCTTGGCTTTGCCCTAATTGTGTGACGCTTAACTCTGTTTCATGGAGTCATTGGCTTATGAGTAATGTTGACGAATGTCGCAATTGTGAGATGGGTTTTAAAATATTGGAGCCATGGAATCACAACAAAGGAATAACTCCTTTTGATTTTAAAAGAGATGAGTCAAAATGACTGAGCTAGAAGAAAAGGTAGAAATCTACCAGTCTGCTTTATTTATTGTACTTGCATGGGGATCATTGGGCTGGGTTTTGTGGATGGTGTGTTGAGAATTTTTAATTTTGGGGGATAGCACCCAGCCCATGCGAGTCGATACGGCGGCTGGAAATGGTACCTGTGATCGACCTATTCCCCTTTTTGACATAACTCGCCTTAGTGGAGGTTGAATTAAATGGGTTGCAATACTAAAAAATGCGGTGTTTGTGGCACTGTGTTTGATCGTGGCACTGGCCTCAGTGAACGTAAGTGTCCAACTTGCATAATTGATCGACTCGCCGATCAAGATAAAATGAAATTAGAAAAAGAAGTGGCAGAGTTGGCTGTGCGCTTGGGTCGAATAGAACTTATCTTAAAGGACAACAATTTAACTTCTAGATTTTGACATTAGGTGAGTTATGAAAACAGAAAGTGATGAAAACAATTCATGGCCCCAAGATGAGTTGGACCTTGATTTATTAAGTGGGGCTGTTGAATCAGGCTGTGACTTGTATGCCTTTGGATCTTTCGGCGGCTTTGGTGGCCGCATTTGGAGTCCTATTTTTAAAGAGTTTAAAGATGCTGTAGCCTGGCACAAAGAGCGCGAGTCAGGTGTCAGAGTTGATTTATTTAGAATTAAAGCGGAAGTTTGTCGAGAATTTGAAGAGTTCCGCTAGTTGACAAAAAAGGAGCTAAAGATTGAAAGGTTTACCAATTTTAAGTGAACAAGGTAAAAAAGAAGGCGAGAAGCTAATAGAGTCTTTCAAGGAAAAAATGAAAGATGCTTGCGAAGAAATTCTTGGCGAAGTTTATGTAGACCTAATGCCACACATTGAATCAGATTCTTGGCTAAATTATAGAAATGATATGCGCTCTGAACTTGAACGTGAGTATTTTAAAAATGATGATTGGCTTAAGTCTGAAGAAATATGGGCCTGTAATTTACGCAAAGCCTTTTATAAACAGTTCAAAAACGAGTTGATTGATGCCCGAGTTAAAGATTTAGAGAAAGAAGTAGCTAAATATAAAGAGTGGTATCACGAAGCCTGTAGAAGTGGGCTTTAACAAACCCACCAGCTCATAAACTAATGTTTACATAAAGCCCCTCGGGGAAGGGCTAGATCCACGTTAACCCGAGCAATGGCGTGGGCATTTTAAAATAAACCTTCGGGGGGAGTTTTTACATGGGATTTCATACAGGAAATAAGGACGGCAATCACTACTGGTTGACTCCACCTGACCTATATCAGCTCTTTGATAAAGAGTTTAACTTTGATTTTGACCCATGCCCTTATCCAAAGCCCGATGATTTTTGTGGTCTTGATGCGGATTGGGGCCAGTCGAATTGGGTTAACCCGCCTTTCGGATCCATTATAAAAGATGGCAAGAAAAAGGGGCCAACAGCATGGGCTCGAAAGGCCATTGCAGAGCATGAGAAGGGTAAGTTAGTAGTTTTAGTGTATCCCATTGATAAGTGGATCCACTACTTGATAAATGCTGGTGCTGAGCTTAGAAGTCTGGGTGATGTTAGATGGCACAGTATCGAGGATAATGAACCAGGCAAGGGTATAGGACGCTTCACTATGGCGTTTATACTGCGCTAATTTGATAGAGGTGAGCAGCTCATAAACTAACAGCATAAACCTTCGGGGGAGGGGAGTGGCTAAGTTATCTTACAGGTTTAAAAAGCTCATATGTTTTTTCTTTGGCCACAATAAAGCCATTAAATCTACTGATGTCGGAAACAGAAAATATGTGAATGTAAAAACCAGATATGAACTATATTGTGTGAGGTGTGGTAAGGTTTTCTGGATCCGTGAGCGTGAGTAGATGCCTTTAGTAAAGCTTAAGTATAAGAAAAACCCTCATCAAAAAGACTTTCAATCAGACATTTCTTCAAGATATTTACATTTATCTAGTGGGTTTGGCGGTGGCAAAACCTATGCGCTTGTGATGAAGCTTTTTCAGTTGTCGGCCATTAATAAAGATTTACCAGGTGGCTTGATGGCCCCTAGTTATGCTGAATTTATTCGAGATGTTCATCCGACTATAGAAGACATTCTAGAGGAAAACTCTATTCCTTTTACGTTTAACAAGAATGAAAAGTGGTATTTATTCCCTTGGTCTAGTTCAAAGGTTTGGGTGGCCACTGGTCAGGAAAAGATCAGGGGTCCTAACTGGGCTTTCGCTTGTATAAACGAGCTAACTGTGATTCCGATAATTCGATACAAGGAAGTGATAGGTCGTGTTCGATTAAAAAAAGCGAAAGCGCCGCAGATAGCCAGTAATGGTACTCCGGAAGGGACAGACTCTCCTTATTTCCAATTCTTTGTTGAGAAACCTCCTGCAAGCTGTCGAGTAGTGTACGGTGACACTCGGGATAACGCAGACAATCTCGATCCAGATTACATAAAATCACTTGAGGAGTCCTACGACGATGTGATGGTGAAGGCATATCTCAAAGGTCTGTGGGTCAACATGAATGGTCAACCTTTTTACTACGGATACTCGACCAAGAATGAGTTATTAAGCATTAAAAAAGACCTGGATTATATCTGCCATGTCGCCATGGATTTTAACGTGGATCCAATGACAGCGAGTGTTTGGCGCTATGATGGCAAGTACCTGGATTGCTTTGATGAAATTGAGCTCTTTGATGCAGACACTCATAAGATGTGCGAAGCGTTAAAAGCAAGGGGTTACACTCACAGGAACACTGTGATTTATCCAGATCCAGCGGGCAGGGCTAGGTCGACTAAGGGTCAGCCAGATGTCGAGATATTAAAGCAACATGGTTATTATGATATTAGGGTGAAAAAGCGAGCTGAGTTGGTTAGGGTGAGGCAGTTGAATGTTAATAATTTATTGTCTAAGGGTGTGATAAGGATAAATCCTGAGTTGTGTCCAAAGGTTAGGCGAGATTTTTTAGGTGTTCAGCAGGATCCGGTGACATTGGATAAAATAAAAAAGAATCATTTATTGACGCATTTATCCGATGGGATTGATTATATGTGTGACATCCTATTTCCTTTTAGCGGGAAAAAGCCACAACAGCGAGCTTCTATTGATCGCATTCGATAATTTTGGGGGAACTGCGTGAGGATCAAAAAAGAATCAGAAATATTAAAGGCTTCAGTTCGTAAAAAAATCATAGAAGAGATTGAAGGCAGTGAGAATAAGGATCGCAAACGCGAGGCTTTTAGGCGTTATATGACGTTTAAGGACCAGACTAAGTGGTGGGTGATAAAGCTTTTAGAGCAGCAGTTTGATCAAACGACTATTAGAGAGATGAGTTTTTCTTTTTCTAATATTTCGATTGTTAAGAAAGTGATCAATAAGTTGGCCAGGGTTTTTAATGCTGGTGTTGATCGCGAGGTCTATATTGGTGATCAGAAAAATGATGATGCGACTCAAAAGATTGAAAAGCTAGCTAAAAAGCTTCATTTAGATGAGGTCCAGCAAAATAATAATAGGGTTTTAAAGCTAGAAAGGAACACAGCTTTATATTTAAAGCCCTGTCCAAAGTTTGATGGAGATGATGCGAAGTGGACTTTAGTCCCGCAGGTTATTTATCCCTATTTGTATGATGTGGTGGAGGATTATTACAACCGGACAAAGCCATTGGTTTATATTTTTTCAAACTATGAGTTTGATGATGTTCAGTACACGACTAGGGATGCTGCTCAGGAGGGCAGGTCTATTGATTCGTCGACTGTGGGCAGCCTTGGTGATGGTAAGGATCAGGCGATTGCCGATGAGAAGCTTGACGAGGGTGAGGGTGATCAGAGTGACAAGCGTTATATTTGGTGGAGTGATTCTTATCATTTTACGACTGATTCTCAGGGCACGATTGTTGATATTCAGGAAGGTATAAACAGGGACGAGACAGCTTTAGAGAAGATTGAGGGTGATGTTGGCCCTGGTCAGTTGGAGTTTGTTGAGAATGCAGTGGGTGAGATGCCTATTGTTGATTACGCGATTGATCAGGACAATTCGTTTTGGGCCAAGGGCGGGAATGATTTGCCTGATTCTGCGATTACGATCAATGCGCTTATAAGTCATTTATTGAATATTGGTGTGATTCAGGGTTATGGCCAATTTTTTATGAGGGGCATGAATTTACCTCATAACGTGACATTAGGTCCTAATAAATGTATTCGCTTGGAGATGACGGGGGAGGAGAATGAGCCCACTCCAGATATCGGTTTTGCAAACGGTAATCCTCAGCTTGATTCTCTTATGCGTGCAGTTGAGATGGAAGTTGCCTTATTATTATCTACTAATAACCTTTCTACTAATGGTGTTTCTATGCGTCTTGACGGCGCTCAAGCATTCCCCTCCGCATTGGCTATGATGTTAGATAAGGCAGAGAGCATGGAGGATGTTCAGGAGCAGCGCAAGATCTTTACGTCTAGGGAGTCTGATGTTTTCAGAAAGATGAATGCTTGGATCAAGTATTTTGAGGAGAATCAGGAGCTGGACGAGGATTTAGAGGGTTTGTCGATTCCTGTTGATGATTTTAATGTGGCCATGAGGTTTAGGCCAGCTCCTATGATTATGTCTGAGAGTGACAAGCTTGATAATGTGAAAAAGCGCCAGTCTATAGGTTTGGATCAGGATGTTGATCTAGTTAAGATTATGCATGGTGATTTAAGTGACGAAGAGGCGAAGGATAAGTTGGAGCGAGTAAAAGCGGAGCGTATGAAGAAGGCGTCTTCTGCGGTTTTAATGGCTGAGGGGTTTAATGGCGGAAGTGACAAAGAAGAACTTGACGAGTCAGAGGACGACAGTTGAGCTTGATTTAAAGCTACCGCGTGATTTGTCCAGTTCTGAGAAAAATAAGATAGCTTCTGATGTTGGTGATTTTTTAGTGGATCAGATTTTGGAGAGAGTCAACAGTCTAAGCTCCCCTGTTCAGGGCGGTAAATACAAAAAAACATTAAATCCAGAATATAAGGCCCTAAAGCAGTCTGAGTTGCTTCCAGGTGTTCCGAACTTAGAATTTAGTGGCCAGATGCTTAACCAGTTAGAAGCCAGGACTAAGCCTGGTGGCAAGATTGAGCTGGGTGTTTTTGGTTCTGCTGCTAAAAAAGCTGATGGTCATAATAATTTAAGCGGCGAGTCAACATTACCTGAGCGCAGGTTTTTACCGGACGTAGGTCAGAGTTTTAAGTCATCGATTTCGAGTGAGATGAAAAAAATCATATTAGATGGCTTAGGATCCTCGGTTAAAATACCGAATTCTGCATTAGTTGGGGTTAGGAATAGGGAGGAGTTGTTGAATGTGTTGCGGGTATTTTTTCCGAATTTGCAAAAAAGAGAAATTGCGGGTGTAATAAAAAGAACGCCACGATTTTCTCAGCAGTTAGCGGCACTTAATTTATTGGATTTACTTTAATGGCAAAAACCAAGGTTAAATTAAAATTTGACGGGAGTTTGAGGCATTTCGCTAGAGGCAGCGTTGTTGACCTTGGTCTTCAGCGAGAATTGGGGGAGACAGTGCTTCGCGAGATGAGCGATCGTATAGCGAGGGGTCAGTCGCCAGTAAGGGGTGTGGGAAGGTTTGAGGGTTATGCTGGTCAGAGATTGTCTGGAAGTAAGCCTAGGAGCCAGCTTTATCCATTTTCTGTTCGCAGGAAGTTCCCACAAAAGAAGCTACGTCCAGTGAATTTAAGTTTAACAGATAAATATTTAGACACTTTAAGTTTTCGGCCAAAGATAAATGGTATTTTTTTTGGTCATTATGGCTTGAGTGTTAAGCAAAAAAAGATGTTCGAGACTCATAATGAGGGGAAGCATAGTTATGTCCCTCAACGGAAATACCTGCCCAATAAACGCGGCGATAGATTTGTTGTTGCAATTGAGTCTTCAATAAGAGAAGTTTTTGCAAAGCGCATTTCGCGTTTAACTGCACAAACTTAAATGTGGCCTGTGGCCAAGAGGGGAGAATAAATGGAGTCAGTGACTACCGAACACGATAAGAATCAGCAGCAAGCTAATCCACCAGTGGAGGAGGAGTCGAAAGTTGATGATGAGCAAAAGGAGTTGGATTTAGTTCCAAAGTCTGAGCTTGATAAAGTCGTGAAAGAATCCATTTCACGCAAGGAGAGAATCAAATCTTTGGAATCAAAGGTTGATCAGCTTCTTGAGCAGCGTGCAAAGGAGAAAGAGGATTACAAGGGATTATATGAGACGACGAGGCAGAGGGCAGAAGAGCTTGAGCAAAAATATGAATCGCAGACAAATGCAATTGCTTGGAATGCCAAAAACACTGCTTTGCGGAGCGAAGCTCAGGCACAGGGAATCTTGCCACAGGCATTAGATGACTTGGACGCTATTTCTCATGATGATCTTGTAATTGAGACGACATCTACGGGCCGATTTTCGGTTTTAGGTGTTAAAGAAAAGGTCCAGCGTTTAAAGTCGGAAAAGCCTCATTGGTTTAAATCGACAAAGACACGGATCAATTCAGACACTCCGGATGTGACTGATGCGAAAGTTCAGGCAGTTACGATGGAGCAGCTGAATAAGGCAAAAGTTGATGCAAATAAAAGCGGTGACTGGTCGCAATATGAAAAATTACTGCGTTCATATGTAGCGCAAAACAACTAAGGGGAATAAAAGATGGCCGATCAGGTTATGACTACGTCAAATCAGGTTTCTGTTTTAGTACCAGAAATTTGGTCAAGACGTTTTTACGACACATTGCTAGCCGATCTTCCTTTCAATTCTATCATTTCTCGTGATTACGAGGGTGAGATTCAAAACTTGGGTGACACTGTTAAGATCAGCACTGTTCCTGAGTTTGGGGATGCTGAGGAGATCGAAGAAGACGGACGAGCTGATGCGGATAGCGTGACTATCACTCAGCAGAATTTAGAGATCAACCGACGAGTGGTTAAAGATTTCATCGTGACCAATAAGGCGTTGATGCAGTCAGTTCCATTTGTTGAAAAGGTTCAAGAGCTTGCGATCTATTCTGTGCAGAAGAAGATTCAGCAAACTATTATTAACAACACAATTCCAAGTGCTTCAGCTCCAGTTCATCAGATTTCTTATGATTCTGGCACGACTTTGGCTTTAGCAGATATGTTAGAGGCGAAGGAGTTGTTGGATGCAGCTGATGTTCCTATGAGTGATCGTCATTTTGTAGTTGGTGCAGCTCAGTTGAATGATATTTTTAATATAACTGGGTTTACATCTTCTGACTTTTTAGTTAGTGGAGCCCCCCTACAGACTGGCGAATTGCCATCTGCGCTTTTGGGTTTTCAGCCTCATTTTACAAGCGTTGTAGGCAATACTTCTAGATTTTTCCATGCAAGCTATTTAACGATGGCTCCTCAGCGTGGGATGAATGTTAACCGCTATGATCTAGGTGTTGACGGTAAACGCGCAGAGCGTGTTAATGTAGACATGCTCTACGGTCTTAAACAGCTTGGCAATGACCGAGTTGTGAGCATTTCTTAAGGGGGAGATGATGAGCGGATTTAAGAAAGAGGCCTTTCAAAAGGTAGTTTATTTTTCCCATGACGGTTCAGGAGCTGGTGGCAGCCCTGATGATGCTCTTGCTATTGTTGATGGTTCAGTGATGGACATTGATGCTGGCATGGTGATTGAGGAAGTATTGTTGGTAGTTACAGAGGCTGTAACTGGCGCGACTCAATTGGATTTGGGCGATGGTACTGATCCTGATGGATTTGTTGCGGCGGCAACTTTGACATTGGATGCGGTAACTCGTTCAAACGGTGCATATTTGGACAATTCTGGCGCGGGTTTAGCCAAGTATTATGCGGCTGCTGACACGTTAGATCTTGATGTGACTGGTTCATCTACTGCGGGGAAATTTGCGGTAGTGGTTTCTGGCTATAAGATTTAATGGAGCATGGTGGTCCAAATCATTCTGTGCCTAGTTATACTAGGCTAAGGGTGTTGATTGCTTCTAATCCAGTGGAATTGACCCGTTTTTTGAGTACACTCAAGAGGCGGGTTCAAATTTATGGTGCTCCGCAGTTTGCAAGGGGTAAATGGCATTTGTGGTTTGTTCCTGATGACAGGGGGTCTGATATGCCTAGCATGGATTTGGACAAAGGAGAGGCGATATGAGTGCGCATAATAAGGTCTCAGATTTAAAGCACGGCGAAGATAAGCACAAGGCTGAAGAGTCAGAGAAAAAAGAAGAGTTAAAGGAAGAATCAAAGCCAGCTGTTGATGATCCAAAAAAAGAAGAGCAAGAGCCTGAACAGGCTTAAGTGATTTTTTAAAGCGTTTTTTTATTTGATCCTAAAAGGGGTTAACGCAATATGCCACCAACAGATGAACATGGTTTAGAGGTATTAAAGAAGTCCGGCGAGCAAGTGATTGCTGGTGAGAGAGGCAATCACTATATAAAGGTCGGGGGTTTGCCAACGGGGGCATCGGGCACGATAAATCCGGTGCCTGTTGAGCTTAGTCAGTCAGCGCGTCAAGCTGAGATTTTTAATATTACATTATCTAGTGCGAATACGGAGTTTAGTCAGGCGCTCCCGTCTAATACTCGTAAATTCATTTTAAAGACCAGGGGGAGCTCGATTTTAAAATTTAGTTTTGTTTCTGGCGAGTCTGGAACCAAGTTTATAACTCTAAAGCCAGGAGCGGTCTATACCGACGATAATCTGTATGCTTCGGAAACAATCTATTTCCAGTCTCCCACATCAGGGGATGTTGTGGAGATAATAGCATATAATAACGCGTAACCTATTAAAGGGAGAAGGTATATGTCAGGCATTACATTAGACGAGTTGGTGGACATACAGATAACGGACGGAACCAATACGTTATCCATTAACGGTGATGGTTCTATTGATGTTGCTTTTGCAGCTGGAGCTCAGATTGAGATCACAGATGGAACTGATACTTTAGAAGTTAATGCAGATGGTTCTATAAATGCTGTGGTGACGGCCACAGATCTTGATATTCGTGATTTAGTAAACACTCAAGACAGCATTGCTATTGGTGATGCGACTAATCTTGTGGGTTTAGAGCAGAGTGATGATGCTTTTTCAGGTGGTTATGGTTTTTCTATGTATGGTGTTCGCCAGGACGCTGCAGGCTCTCCAGTATCTGCAGATGGCGATGCTCATCCCTTAGTGTTTAATGATGATGGTGAGTTAAAGGTAGCGGCAGATTTAACATCTGATGTTGCTGATGACGCTACTGATGGTGGTAATCCGATCAAGATTGGTGGTCGCGGAGTTGATGGTCTTCTAACAGCTTTAAGTGCATCAGGTGACAGATATGATCTATTGGGTGATTTGTACCGTAGAACTTGGGTAAACAATTCTGCAAATGTCGGTATGAATGTGGACACTGAGACAGTTGGCACTACTGCTGTTGAGTTGGCCTCTACTCCTTTGGCTGGCAGAAAGTTTATCACTGTTCAAAACGAGGGGAACCAAGATATTTTTATTGGCCACTCAAATGCAGTGACTACTGGGAATGGGATAAAGGTTTCTAAGAAGTCTAGTGCTACATTTGAATTGGGAGAAGACATTGATGTGTGGGCGATTAGTGGTTCTGCGGGTCAAGATGTTAGAGTTTTACAGGCGGGTTAATGACTGAGAGAGATAAGATAATGCACAAAGCATTATTAAAAGTATTAGCAGAAGCTGACTTCACGTTAAAGGCGCGTGAGGTCGGCACTTTTTTACAGGTTTATAATTGGGTTCAGAAGATGCCTAATAATTGGGTGAGTGTTAAGGATAAGAAACTTGAAGAAAATAAGCCTAAGACTACAAGAAAGAAAAAGGCATGAACGGTATAAGTATTGATGAGAATAAGTCACAGGAAATCAGTGATAATTTAGGTTCAACGGTAGCTTATACTGGAACGGCTACAACATCTGTTCAAAATGTGCCATCTGTTGCGGATAAGGTGATAAGTGGTTTTGGTTTAACTGTTTCAGGCAATAATGTGCAAATTTCTGTAGATGGTGGAACTACTTTTTTTAATGTCCCGAGGAGGGGGTCTATTACTTGGGATGTTAAGGGTGAGATCCAGCAACTTCAGATAAAGACAAGCTTTGGATCTACTGATTTTGATTTACTAATTAATTTTGAGGATTTCTAATGGCTCTTGTCCCTGGTTTTATATCTGGTGTTGCTACGTTTTCTGATTCTACAGAGTACAAAGAGTTTTCAAGCTTAGCTCAGCAAAACACAACATCAAATGGGTGGGTAACATTTGCCACGTTTACGACAGATGATGCGACTGATGGTCAATGGCAAATACAGACTTCATTTAATATTGGCCAAAGTGACAAGCAAAAGCAGGTAGGTTTTAGGTTACAGGCTAGGGATGGCACAAGTGGTAGCTGGACTACTATAGATTCCTTGGACACTTTAGAGACTGTAGGTCAAGACGACACTTTTACATTAAAATCTGGATTTGGTTTTTTTACGCATTCAAATGGTGATGGAGTTTTTCAGATTCGCGTTCAGTTTGGACAGACAGATGAAGGTGGAACTGGCAGGTTAAAGAATGTGACTGTAACAGCATTTTTAGTTGAGGTGTCTTAATGGCGACTATTTTTAATTATACGATTTCAACAGATACTCTTAACGGAGAAGTCGCTCCAGTTAAATTACAGAATGAAATCAGAGCATCATCAATTACGATTGCTTTGGTGGGTGTTACTCAGGGTGGAGACAGTTTAACAATTGAGTTTAAGACAGATTTAAGTGGTGCTGAGGAGGCTGAGCTTGATAACTTAATAAATGCGCACGATGGTAATCCTGGGTTAGATGATCCTCAGAAGTTTCAGATTGTTGGTCCCAATAGAGAAATTGCCGATGTATTTGATAATAATGGGACGAACGTAATAGGCATAAAGCTTGATGATGTTGTTACGGGGCCGCAAGGTCCTCAAGGCGATGCTGGCCCTAGTGGTTTTGGAGTTTATGCTTTTTCTAACACTACAAGCGCAGGTGTTATTTCTAAAGGTCGTGGACTAACAATAAATAAAACTGGGACAGGGACTTATGAATATTCTTTTACTACCCCTACACCAGATGCAAACTACATAGTAAGTGCTGGGTTTGAAAACTTAGGTACAAATACAGATACAAACTGGTTTGTAGATAGTAAAACAGTTAACGGATTCACTCTTACTACGGGTATTGGTGATAATGGTACTTCTCCAGATACTTTAGCAGACACAAACCATAGCGTAATTATTATGGGCGATGCTGGTCCACAGGGAATAACGAGTGCTTATGAGTCGTGGATTGATGTTGGAAATGTAGGAACTGAGCAAGATTTTTTAGACACTATAAAAGGCGATCAAGGTGACACTGGACCACAAGGGCCAACTGGTGCAACTGGTGCAACTGGTCCTACAGGTCCTACAGGTCCTCAAGGAAACGATGGGGCGACCGGACCACAGGGGCCTCAGGGTGACCCAGGTCCTACAGGTCCTCAAGGTCCTCAAGGAAACGATGGGGCGCAAGGTCCGTCTGGGCAAAATTTTTCGTTTTATCAGGACGCTGAAGACTTAAGCACTAGCACTACTACAAGTGTAACCTATCAAGAAAAATTAAACTTACAAACGTCTTCACTGGACGCTGGTAAATATCGAATTGGTTGGTCATTTGAATATTTAAATAGCGGTTCTAATGACTCAGGTGAATATAGGGTGCAAGTTGATGACACCACAACTTTGTTTGAAGTTGACCCAGAACACGCATCACAAAACCATTGGCGACCTGCTAGTGGTTTTGCCACAATTACTTTAAGTGCAGGTGTTCACGATATTGATTTTGATTTTAGAGATATAGATGGTTCAACTTCTGTTCGCAGAGCAAGACTGGAAATTTGGAAAGTGGGCTGACGATGATTTACACTTATTCGATAAATGATGACACAAAAAATGCAGCGGTAGCTTTTGAGAAGCTAAAAAATGAAATAGAAGCGTCTAGCATTAGCGTTAGTCTTGATTATGTTGGTAGCAGCGGTGATTCCTTGAATATTGCATTCACTGCTGAGATAAGTCCTAGCGAAAAAACAAACTTAGACGCTGTTGTTTCTGTACATGATGGTGTGCCCATCCCAGAAGAAGTCACTCCCCAGGAGGTGATAATTGACTCCTCGCCACCTTTTGCGTCTAAGAAAATTAAGGATGCTCAAGGTAATGAAAAATCTCTTTTTAAGAGGGTGCATGGAGTTTCAGCCAGCGTAGCTGATGGTGCGACAGTGGATATTGATTTTACGGTTCCTTATGCTGCGGCAAAGTTTACTGGAGCTGAAATATTTAACACTGATTTTGGCGACACTTTAGATTTCACTGTGCATGATGATGCCACAAATACTTACTCAGGAGCGCCCACCACAAGTCCTGGCTACCCTAATTACATTTTAAATCAATTTGGTTTTGATGTTCAAATGCCTAACGACAGATATAAGAATACAAGTAATTATGATGCTGACTTGTACTTAGGGATGATTGTGAGATGCTCTTACACAAACAATTCAGGAGCCACTAAGTCAGTATCTATGAATGTGTGGATTCATGAGGTAAAAGACTGATGAGCATTAAAAGGAAGACTTCAATATTTACCATAGGCTCAATTGTTCTTTTTTTACTGTCATGGCTTGTTTATGACATATACGCGATAAATAAGGGTGGCACAGAGGCTAGCATCAGTTTTATGATGTATGAGTGGAGTTATAAGTATCCCATTTTCACATGGGTGATGGGGTTTTTGCCAGGTTTATTTGTAGGTCATTTTTGGTGGAGGATTCGCGATACTGAAACGACGAAAGAACTTTCTGATAACAGTAGGAAATAACGGGAGCTAATAATGGCAATTTTTGCAGATCTTTTAAATGATGATTTACGGGTGCAGATCAAAGATCGGATAAGATTGTCTGCAGAAAAGTCTTACACGACAACTGGTGGCGATGACATAAGCACATTGACCATCACTCCTGGTGCCGATGGCTCAGCGATTAGTGTTTTTGCATCTCGTGAGGCTGATCGTTTTACTGATTATCAGTGGAATAGCTGGACTGGTGATATTTGGGCTGGCTTTAATAATAAAGTGGATTTTACTGAAGATGGATCCACTGAGCTGACTGCGACTATTCCTGATGGCACTTATACACTAGCTGCTTTGGTGGCTGAAGTGGCCACTCAGATGACTGCAGCTGGTTCTGAGACTTATACAGCAAGCCTGGATAAGGATGATAAGTTGACTTTGAGCTCTACTGGAAATTTTCAGCTTTATCCGGAAGGTACAAACGAGTTTTCAAGCTTGCTTCCTCATATTGGTTACAGAAGATATGGTGATGATCAGCAGCAGTTTGAGATTTTCAGCTCAAGTGCCAAGGGTAGAGAGATTGAGTATATGCACAAGCAAATCACGGTTACAGCTGGTGATGGTACTCTGTCTGATTCACACATTGATTCTGTCAGGCTTTATAGTGAGAAGGGTGACAGACTTTTTTCGACTGATTCGATGTTGTCTATTCATGAGCATGACATAATGAAGTGGCTCCCTGATGGCCTTAATTCTTATAAGGCTTATCACAGGAGATCTCAAGACTTGATAATGGAGTATATTTACAAGCAAGGTTTTACGAACATTTACCGCGATCCACTCACTAAGTTTGATTTAAGGCAGACGAGGCAGGTTCGAGATTGGTCAACTTTTATGACTTTAGCGATCATTTTTAATGACATTTCCAATCAGACAGACGATGTTTTTAGACAAAAGGCTGGAATTTATGAGAAAAAGTCATTGAAGGCCAGGTCTAGATTTTTAAAGATTGACATGGATCGTGATGGCGATCTGGAGGATGATGAGTACATCCGAATGCATATGGGGAATCTTTTTGTTAGATGAGTTTAGCAGATGTAAGGACATATTTTCGCACTAGGTTTGATGGTCTTGGCTACAGAGAGTGGGAGGACGCTTTTGCGTTTGACAACATTCCGGAGTCTATTTTGCACGAGTCTTATCATATTGATAACTATGAGATTTCTGAGATTTCTCAAAATCATAAACAGATTGACATACTGCAAAGAGTCGTAATTCGATTTTTTTTAAAGGGTTATAGAAATCCAGCAGTGGCGGTGGATGATTCGTTTGTTCGCCTTGATGCTATTTTCTTGGATGTTTTGAATCCATCTAACCGCTTGGATATTGGTGATAGTTTGAGAAATTTAACATTATCAGATACTTTAATTCAGCCATTGAATTTTGATAATGACAATGGCGTAATGGTATCAGTGGGTTTTAACGCTCAATTATTTGTCTGCATACAAACTTAATTAGGGGGAATGAGGATGTCATCTTCTACTACGAACATCCGCATCGAGCCAGCCGATGTAACATGGGAAATCGAGGAGCAGTGGTGTGTAACTGCTGTTGCGGATTCTTCAGGCTCGCTAGATGCGACATATTTTACACTTAGCTCATCTGGCAACACTGCTGCCACACATTATGTGTGGATAGATGTGGACAACTCTTCAGTTGATCCAGCTCCTGCTGGTCTAACTGGAATTGAGGTTGATATTGCCACGGATGATACTGCAGCTACTATAGCGACAGCGGTGCAAACGGCAGTTGATGCAAATGGAAGTTTTCAAGCTACGGTTTCAGACTCTGTAAACGTGATAATTTCAAATGTTGGTGCTGGAGTTTCATCTGGAGCTGAAGACGGCGCTGCGGCAACTGGGTTTATATTTGCTCAGCAGCAAGATGGTGGGTCGACTTACCTAGGACTTTTGGACGGTGATATTGAGGTATCTTTTGAGGAGACTTTGTTTGAGTTGACCGCTCATCAGACGGGTGTTTCTAAGATTGCAGATCTTCGCCAAGGGGTGAGTGCAGAGGTTTCTTTGACCATTAAGGAGTCCGATGCTGAGATTTACAAAGCCATGATCACAGCAGCCGGTGGAAGTTATACTCCTTCTGGAGGCACTGAGCTTTATGGATGGGGCAAATCTCGCCAAGGGTCTAATACGATCATTCAGGCCAGACGTTTGACTTTGCATCCCGTGAGGCTTGCTGACAACGTCTACACAGATGACCTATGCTTCTGGAAGGCTTACCCATTGCCGGACAGTGTGACGTATTCTGGTGAGAATCCAAGGGTGCTATCGGTAACTTTCAGATGTTATCTAGACACTCAACAAAATGACGCAATTGAGCTATTCGCTTTTGGCGACTGGACTCAAGAGATTCCTTCATAAAAATTATTGCAAAATAATTTCATGGGCTATACTCTACTTTCAAGTAGTAGAGGAAGCCCATGTTTGAGATACAAGAAAACCCACCTGAGTTAATAAAGATTTTTGGTCAAGAATTTTCAGTAACAAGGCCAAAGGTTAAACAGATTAAGGAATTAAACTCTGCTCGCGCCGAAATGAGTGATGAGGAGCAGTTTGATTTATTAGTTAAATTTGTAACTGATTTGGGTGTTCCCGAAGATACATTGCAGCGTTTGGAGATGGGTCAGCTTGAAGGGCTGATCAAATATCTTTCCGACAATAAAAAAAACTGAGTGCATGGACGCTGTCTGTAGCTAAAATTTCTCATTTTTTCAATATGGGTTTTTACGAGGTTCTCGAAATGCCCTATTCTGATTTTGTTCAACTCCACAAAGCACTAGAGGTCATAAAGGCAGAGAATCGTTTAGAGGAAATTGGTGTTTCAAATTTTTCTGATTTAAAACAGGATGCAAAAGACAAGATTCGTCGTCATTATCACAAATTATCTAGACCAAATTTATTTGAATCTGACTCCGATAAGAGAGAAAATTCTACTAAGGAAGCTTTTGAGCAGTTAAGGGGGGCAATTGGCAGATAATGTCATTCAGATCCAGGTAGAGTTTGAGGATGGAACAAAGGGATTTGCAGCAATTCCTGCGAAGGCTCAAAAAGCGGGTCAAGAAGCTGGAAATGTGTTTTCTGATTCATTAGGCAATTCAATTCGTGAATTTACACAAGATGTTTTGGAGGCTGGTGCAGGGCTTCGTGTTTTAGGTCTAACGGCTAAAAACTTAACTCCTGACATTAGAGATTTAGGAACTCAACTTTCTAAAACTCTTTTTGTTCCAAAGGGCTTAGTGAGTTTAATTAGCTCTTTAGGTGTTGCTTCAGTGACTCTTTTGTCATTTGGTCAGATTGCAAAAAGATCAGAAAACAGCATAATTCGTCTTGCTGGAGCTATAGCTCAGCTTTCTGGAATTGCTTTGGGCGGTATTGCAGCGGCTTTGACTGCTGGAACATTGATCGTGGCCAACTTTGCTTTTGAAGTAGGGAATAATCTAGTTGGAGCGTTTAAGAAGATTTCAGATAGTTTTGCAAGGGCAAATTCTGATTTAGTCATTTTAAACAGCACTATTGAGGCTTTTAACCGAGTAACAGATGGTGCAATTGGCTCGACACAAACGTATTCAAATTTAATATCTGAACTTTCAGATGAGCTAAACTTATCAGTAGGGTCATTATCGAGAGCCACTCAGGAGATTGTTTCAGTTGGTGCCAGGCTCGGATTGACTGGTGATGAGATACAAAAGTTAATTCGTATCACTGCTGAGTATTCTAAAATAAACAGGAAGGATGTTTTTAACACATCTGTGGCCATAGTTAATGCACTTCAGGGTCAGGCTCAGTCGGTTCAAGCTCTTGGGATAAAGCTTAGTGCAGCTTCAAACCAGCAATTTCTTTATAAAAAGGGTCTTGATCAGTCTTTTGATGCTTTAAGTGAGCAGTCTAAAGTTCAAGTGAGATACAACAATTTATTGACTCAGTTTGGTCAGGTCGCGGGTATAGCTCAAGCTGCAGCGGGAACCTTAGCAGATCAGGACAATAGGTTTGCAGTTCAGCAGGAGCGTTTAAACACTGCCTTGGGCAAGGGCGCTTCGATCATTGAAAATAACAACATAGCGACATTTCTTTACAACAAAGTTTTATCGAACATAAATGACAACTTGTTAGCGGCAGCTGGTTTTTTCGGGGCTTTGGGGTCGAGAATTTTACAGATTACGGGTTTTGTTGTTGGCCTTTCGGTGAAGATATTTTTATTGATTAAGGGAATAAAGCTCTTAAATGTTTTGCTTTCATCAAATGTGGCCGAGACAGTTTTTGGCAAGGCTTTGCCAGTTTTAGGCAGATCAATAGATCAATTAACGATGGACATTAGTAAGAGTTCAATTCGTATAAGAAGTCTAAAAGATGTGTTTGCTGTTTTGGCGACCACGATCAGAGCTCAATCAGTTGTTATCGTTTCTTCCTTAACGGGAATTGAAGCAGCATCTTTGACTGTTAGAGGGGCGCTGTTAGGAACTATGCGAGTGGCCATAGGGGCCTTAAAGCGCGGCGCTGTTGCAGCAGCAGCTTTTTTAGCTCCTTTTTTGCCTTTAATTGGCGTGATATCAGCATTTGTAGTTGGATTGTCTTTAGTTGTTAAATCTATAAAGGAGCTAGAGAGCAGAACAAAAGCATTTAGCGAGATATTTAATATATTAATTCAGGCAGTTAAAGAGACTTCTACTGTTTTTGAGCCGTTTATAAAGCAGCTTAAAGGGTTTGGTGATTTTTTAAAAAACTCTCTTTCAGTGGCAATTGGCGGCACTGTAGCTCTTATAAATAAAATGTTGCTTATATTTTTAAGCATAGCCAAGCAAGATCCTTTTGGTGTTTTGAGTGAAAAATCAATACAAAGGCTTTCTGCTCTTCAAGGTCGCTTGCAGAGTTTTCAAGACCAATTAGTTGCAGCAAATTTTAATATTGGTGATTTAGCTGGAAGATCTATTGCATCGACTGCGGCGAATGCTGAAAAGCTTGTTACAGTGACGATTGAACAGGTCAATAGACTTACTCGTGAATTAGCCAATGCTGGTTTGAGTCAGTCTGAAATATTAAAACGTCAATTGGATGAGAGGAATTCTATTTTGACCCAAGCTTTAGAGGCTGGGTTAATAAATCAAGCAAGGTTTCAGGACTTATCTGAAAAGGCTTTGCTTGATTATAATACAAAGCTTGCTCAGTTAAATAATGGCGTAAAAGGATTTGCTTTTACTGTTGGCGAGAGCCTTTTTACAGTGGGTTCAACTATCAGCGGATTTGTTACTTTTGTGGGTTCTACATTTTCTAATTTTTCAGCAGCACTCACTGAGCAGATTGAGTTTACAAAAGATCAGATGCAGGAATTGGCGAACGCGGTGGGCAGAACTTTTGCATCTTCAGTTACGAGTGGCATATCTAAGATGGTTCAAGCTATGCGTAGCGGAAAGACTGCTTTGGAGGCTTTCGGTGGAGCATTGTTAGGCATTGTTGGCGATCTTGCGATATCGATTGGTCAATACACAGTTGCTGTTGGTGTTGCAAAGCTTGCTCTAGAGTCTTTGCCTGGTGGTGCCACAATTGCAGCAGGTATTGGTTTGATTGCTGTCGGTACGCTATTAAAGACGCTTGGTGGCGATGGAGGGGCTTTGGGTACAGGCGCTGCAGGTGGAGCTCCTGGTGCTGACTTGAATCAGCCACCTCCTGATTTTGCTCAGAATGAGGACATTGAAGAGAGAAAGCCAGTAACTGAGGTGGCGGTTAACATACAGGGCAATGTTTTAGATCGCAGAGAGACGGGTCTTGAGATTGCCGAAGTATTAAATGAGTTTTTTGATGCACAGGACGGTACGGTGGTGGCCAACTCATGAGCTTAACAACATTTAGCACATTTTATTATAATTTTGAGTTTACAGACAATAATAGGTATTTGAACTTTGATGAGGGCTCAGGGGAGTTGACAGCTGATTTGCAGCTTGGTGCTGTGTCGGCGACTGATGCTGCAACAGTGGTTCAGGATGCATTAAATATTGCGGGGACATTTACATATGTGGTCACTTTTAACAGAGATTCTCGATCATTTACGATTAGCAGTGGTGATGGCAATTTTGATCTTCTTGTTTCTACTGGCACGACCGGATCTCCAGCCTGGTCAGTTATTGGATTTTCTGGATCTGATAAAACTGGTGCAGCATCTTACACTGGTGGAGTAGCTGGAAGCGAATATGTGCCTCAGTTTGTTTTGCAAGATCATGTTTCAACTGACAACTTTCAGGCTTTAGTTGAGCCGAGCATAAACAAGACTTCATCCGGCAAAGTTGAGGTGATTAGATTTGGAACTGAGAAGTTCTTGCAAGCAAATATAAAATACATCACTAATATAACGGGAGCTCAAGACAATAGGGTTATTCGGAACAATTCTAGTGGTGTTGAGGATGCTCAGGATTTTATGCAATATGCTATTACAAAAAAGCCAATTGAGTACATGGCCGACATAGGAAGTAGGTCAACTTTTCAGACTTTTATTTTAGAGTCTACTCCTGAGTCACAGAATGGCACTTCGTACAGGCTAAAAGAGCTTTACGGACAAGGGCTTCCTAACTTTTTTGAAACAGGTCCATTAACATTTAGGTTAATAGAGTAGAGGTATTAAATGTCTGTCAACAACGGTGAGAATGCAAATGCTAGCACGTTCAACAATGCTTTTATTTCTCGTGATACGGATTCAAACACAACTGGTAAAGTTGATTTAGAAAATGTAGATGCGGCATCAGGGGCATCTGTAATAAATGTTCAGCGTGAGTTAAACAAGCTTAATAGCTTTTCTGGGTCTTCTATAAACACTGCTGAAGATACTAAGCCTACATGGACGAATAACAATTTTGGCTCTAGCACTGATGATATTAAGACAAGGACAGATGAGCTTGATGGCGAGTTAAACACGACAAATGATGAGGTTTCAGATGTCAGAACCACTCTTGGAACGTCTAGTGGCGATACCGATATGGGCAGTTATACTGCTGGCTCAAATGGTTTTAGTATTACTAATGGAGCTGATCAATCATCTATAAACCAAGAATTTGTAGAGGGCATTGATGATAGGCAGCTTTTAAGTGAAAAAGGTCAGGCAAATGGTTATGCTGAGTTAGATGGAAGTGGTAAGGTTCCGAGCAGTCAGCTCCCAGTTAGCGCAATGGAATTCAAAGGGAATTGGGACGCTTCTACCAATACTCCTACGCTTGCTGATGGCAGTGGAACCAGTGGAGATTTTTATAATGTTTCAGCTTCTGGCTCTCAAGATTTGGGAAGCGGCTCAATTAGTTTTGATGCTGGCGATAGCGTTATTTATGACGGTTCTGTTTGGGTTAAGCTTGACAATGTTGACTCTGTTACTCCAACAAATTCAGTTTCTTTAACAAACAAAACGATAGACGCTGACAGCAATACTATTTCAAATCTAGAGCATGGCGCTGAGGTTGATGATCCTTCTTCTGGTGTTCATGGTGTGACAGGTGATGTGGTAGGGACGAGTGACACTCAGTCTTTGACCAATAAGGACATTGATGGCGGCACAGCATCGAACACATCTAGGATTACTTTACCGAAGGATACGACCACAAATCTTGATTTGTTAACAGATAAGCAGGGCACGTTAGCTTACGACACGACTTTAGAGAAGCCGGTATATAATGACGGGACTGAGTGGATAGCTGTTGGAACTGGAGACGGCAGTGGTGGTGGAGGTATTAACTACATCCAGAATCCTGACTTTGAAGTTAACACTGACAATGTAACAGTCAGTGATGTTGACCTTAGCGTGGCTCTTTCTAGCTCACCAGTTATAAGGGGGAGCAATTCTCTTAGAGTCAACTGGACTACTGCTGTAGATATTGGTGACTATGTTTCTTTTGGAATGGATAACATAGATCCTGCTGATGTAGGTAAGAATCTATTTGTAAGCTTTGAATATTCTGATAGTGCTATTGATCCTGATGAATTAGAGGTCAGGCTGTATAACACCACATCCACCAATGAGGAAGTAGTGACTGGTAGTTTTTTGCCATCAGGTGGTAGCACTAATTACACCAGATTTACTGGCAGGGTGAATGCATTTGATACCACATCCAACCTGGGGTATGAGCTTAGAATTTATTCTTTAGTTTCAAGGGGAGCTTTAGCTCTCGGCTCTTTATGGATCGACAATATCAAAGTTGGCCCTGATACATTGGTGCCCACTTCAATCGCAGGACCTACCACCACATGGACTCCTACTGGAACATGGACTGGCAATGTCACCTACTCAGGCACAAAGCAGCAGGTTGGCGATGTCATGAAGTACCGAGTGGATATTGATATCTCGGGAGCAGTTACACCAACAGCTACAAACCTAGATATCAACCTGGATTCTGGTGAGACAATTGATACAACAAAGATGCTAAGCACTACAGGCCAAACTATTCTTGGCCAAGTAAGCATAAGAGATGCTAGCTCTTCAGCTCCCAATGACATGGATCTAGGTGTGGTGGCTTATGCTTCAACCACATCAGTATCGCCTAAGTTTATGGTAGACAATGCGACAGTTGAAGCTGCTGGTTTTATGCAGCACAATTCACCACTTACATTCGCAAGTGGCGATAGAATCACAGCAATTTTTGAAGTGCCTTTGGTTGAGCTTGATGCTGGAGCTCAGCTCTCCACCACTGAGAATCTATTCAGGTCATCAAAAGCTAGGATGTATCTAGCTTCAGATCAGAATGTTTTATCAACTGGTGATACAACAGTGACACTAGATACTATAAGCTATGACAGTGTAGGGCTGGCTGATACCTCTAACAATCGCTTTGAAGTTTTAGAAGATGGAGTTCATGAGCTTAAGGCTCAGATTCAATGCTCAGGCTTAAGTGCTAATGAGACAATGTTTAGCCGAGTAGTTGTTAATGGTGGCACTAAAGTATTCTTTGCTAGTACAGCTCACCCAACAGCGGGCTCAACTTTCACCTTCAACTATGGTGATAAGGTAGAGCTAAGCAAGGGTGATCTTGTAACCCTAACAGTTGATTCATCTACAGATAATAACTATTTAGTTTTAGGTGGAGATAACAGAACCTTTCTCTCTGTTGAAAGAGTAAGAGACTTCTCAGTCTTTTCAATTTATGGAGAGCATAAATCTTATGAGGTTGATTCAGGTGGTGAAGTGGCCTGGTCTCCTTCAGCTGGATCATTTGGAAACTTAGCAAGCATCTCTGTGCCCGCTGGCCTTTACAAGGCTAGTGCGACTGCTTTTTTACGAAGCGGAGGAGCTACAACTACAACAACTGTTCAAATAGGTTTTACAACAGCAGGAGCTACTTCGAGTCCCGCAGCTGTTGATTCAAATGTAACGACAAAAAGAAGTGCTTCTAATGACTATGATCCTTTGTGTATTTCTCCAAAAGAATTCAGCTTGCCTTCTGGTGGAACAATTTATTTAAACGGACTGGCTGTGACTTCAATAACAAATTTAAACATCACATATCGCATGTATGTGGAAAAGGTTAAGTGATGAATAAAAAATATGTAATCGATGATGGCTCATCTTTAAAAATAATAGGTGCTAATCATTTCCCAAGCTCCCCCCTTTATGTGAAAGTCGTTGAGCTTCCAAACAATATGTACAATGAAGATGTCAGGTGGCTTCAAATTGAACAAGTTGATGGTGCTGATACTGTCACAATAAACGAAGCCTTAAAGTCTTCGATCCAAATTGAGGATGCTGAAAATGCTGCAGCAGCAGCGGATGCTGAACAGCACCGAGCGAAGGTGATTGCTAAAAAAGAAAGAATTGATCGAGGTATTGAGATGAAAGCTGAGATTGCAGTTTTAAACGAGACTAAAGATTGGACAGATGATGAGTTTGCAGCTTATTTATCTGATCCGAGAGTGCAGCAAATTAGTCTTTTACTTTCAAATGGGGCTCTTCAAACGGCAAAATCTGTGATTCAAGGAGTTAATTTTTCAGCATACTATGATCAAAGTGATATGGATGAGATTTTAGCAAAACTTCAAGCTTTAATAGATCAGGGATAATAATATGTGGGAAGCATTAGCGGCCATTGCAGGGGTTTTAGGGGCTTTAGTTGCTATTGTTAAATATCTTCTGACTGCATATTTCAAAAAAGCCAATGAGCTAGAAAAAACCAAGAAATACTGGATTGGTAAAGCAATCTCTGAATTAGAGACTGCAGTAGATGATCATAAAAAAGAGCTCAGAGTTCTAAAAGCTGCAGTAGAAGAAAACACTATGCAGCAGACCAGGACTAGAAATCATTTAACAGACACTGCTGAAAACTGGACCAAATACATTAAAACTTCTGAGTCAAGAATATCAGAAATTGAATCTAGGGTATTAGAGCTAGGGAATGCTCTAATAATGGTGACAAAGCATGATAAAAAAGAGAAAAATTGAGCTAATAATCATTCATTGCTCAGATACTCCAGCGAAGCTAGATATTGGTGTTCATGAAATAGATGATTGGCATAGCAGGAGGCCACATTTCAGAGCATCTTCAAACGGAAAATACTGTGGATATCATTGGGTGATTCGTCGCGATGGATCGCTAGAGATGGGAAGGGCAGAGGCTGACATTGGCGCTCATTGCAGGGGTAAAAATTCAAACAGCATTGGCGTTTGCGTTGTTGGCAGGGGAGATAACTTTACTGGAGACCAGTGGAAGGCTTTAAAGTGGTTTATCAAGGATTTACTTTATAGTTATAATTTAACTCCTAAGCATGTTTTTGGTCATTATGAGTTTGATAGTAAAAAAACCTGTCCTGAATTCAATATGAACTGGTTTAGGACTGAACTAGAAATGGAAGGGGAGAGCGATGGAGGATTTGGTCAGCAAATTACCTGAATCTGTGCAATATGTTTTAATGGGTTTGGGAGCAATTTTTGTTGCAATCATAACTTATGTTGGGATTTCACCAAGTAAAGAAGACGATAAGTGGCTTGATAAAATGCGAAAAAATGCATTGGTGGGTCCATTGATAAATTTTTTGATCAAGATTTCTCCCATTAAGCCTAAATCAGCAGAGAAAGACTTGGGAAACTTAGTAGCGGAGAGAGCGGAGAAGCAGAAAGACAAGGAGGGTCCCAAAGAATAAACTTTTCTCCTAGTAAAATTGTCGGTGAAATGGTTGTAAGGAAGATCAAGGGTGCATATTACAAATCTCGTTCTAAAAAATATTCTAAAATTGGTAATCGCCTTGCTGATGCTCTCTCCCAGTACGAAAGCCAAGGAGTTGAATCTAAAGATAAAAAACCAGACGAGAAATGAGCTTTTAAAAGAGTGCAGCACTTGCTTGCATGAGATCAGGATATGCTCAAATGAGCTTAAAGATTGCTCGATGCAAATTGAAGACTCCACTCCTAAAATAGCTTATGTTTTGGGAGCTGGTTTATTGGGCTTACTTATAGGTTTGCAGGTGGATTGATGGGATTGACATTAACTGAAAGAGCTAGAAATGCAGCTGGTAAGATTGTCAAAGAACCAGCTATAGTTTTATGCATTGATGGGATCTCAACTAAATTTGGATCTGCAAGAATTTTAGAGATTGTTAAAATTGGTGATCCAGGTCTTTTGATTGATGGAACTTGGCAGATAGGTGGATTTAGAGAAGTTCAGGATCAGTCGGACTACATTTCTCTAAGCGGGACAACTACTTCTATACGTCAACAGCTAGAACAGGATCGAGGAAGGTCCAGCTCAATTAGCTCAATGACTTTAGAGCTGCAGGACATAAACGGAGAAATATCAGAAATAATAAGTCGCGGCCAGGTCATCACAGATATTTTGGGGGTAAAGGTTAAGATTTATTTAGGCTTTGCTGATGGCACATCATTCCCAGAAGACTATGTGATTATTTTTAGAGGCTTGATTAGTGAGGTGGACGCGAGACAGGGGACTGTAAAGTTAGTCGTTGATCATCCAGATAAGAAAAAAAGACAGTCTGCATTTTTTAAGCAAGAAACACAGGCATCAGGCTCTATAGGCGTGGGCGACACAGTTATAACTGTAGATTCTACTTCTGGATTTCTTGTTAGAACAACGGATCCAGCTGGCGTTTTGGACACTTCATTTACTCCTTACATAAAGATAGATGATGAAATCATTCAATATACAGCGGTTACTGGCACTCAGTTTACAGGCTGCACTCGAGCCGCTCTAGGGACAACAGCGGCCGCTCATGCCAATGATGCTACTGTTGAGAGTTTTTATAGGCTAGAGGGCAATGCAATTGATTTAGCTTTAAAGCTTATGGCATCAAGTAAGCAAGGAGCTTATGTATCTGGTGTTGAGATTACAAACTTTGTAAAGCAGGGTGATGCAAGCCTAATTGATAACAGTATGTTTTTTAGAAACATATCTCTTTCTGATGATTATGGCGTGGTGGTTGGTGATTACATAACCACAAATGGGGCTACAAATGGTGCCAATAATGTTTCAAATAAAGTTATTGCAGCGATCACTGAAAATGAGTTTGGAACTACAGTTGAGGTTTCTGGAGTTAGTTTTGTGGAGGAGTCGGCAACAACTGGTGTAATGTCTATTCGCTCGCAATATGATTCTTTGCCAGATGGCGCAGAAATGGACTCTGATTTTATAGACATTGCTGAACACCTGCGAATTAAACAGCTATTTTTATCGAGTTTTGAGTATGATTTTTACTTAAAAGACACGATAGAAAATTTAAAAGACTTTATAGAGCAGCAAATATATAAACCTGCATCAGCCTATAGTTTGCCAAGAAAAGCTAGGTCTTCAATGGGTTATTTTATAGGCCCTATCCCATCTGAAAGCACTTTAACTCTTAACAAAGAAAACATCACTCATCCTTCTAGGCTTTCAATTAAAAGAACGATCAATAAGCATTTTGCCAACACGATTGTTTATCGTTATGAGGTAGATCCCTTAGAAGAAAAGTTTTTAAGGGGAGTGGTCACGCAAAATGCCACATCACTTTCTGAGATTCCAGTTGGCACAAAGCCACTTGTTATAAGTGCCGAAGGAATGAGAGATGCTCTTTCGGCATCTAATTTGGCAACTGCAGCATCTAATAGAAAGCTTGATAGATTTAAGTATGGGGCTGAATTTTTACAGAATGTAAATGTAACTTATGAGACTGGTTATGCGATAGAAGTTGGTGACATATTAGTGCTCGATGGCCAGGATTTAAACCTTCTCAATTCAGCAGACGGGACCAGGGATAAAGCGCCAAAGTTTTTTGAAGTGGTCAATAAGAGCCTTAATATCAAAACAGGAGCAGTGGCCCTTGATTTAGTCGATTCAGGCTTTGATGGGTTTAATAGATATGGGTTGATTGGCCCAAGTAGTGCTATAAAATCAGGTCTTTCGACTACTAAGTTTATCATTGAAAATGACGGATCATCTTTTAGCCCTTATGGGACTGCTGAATTTCAAAAGTGGAATCGGTATGAAAATGCAAGGGTCAAGGTGAGGTCTTCTGATTTCACCACAAGATTTGCTCAAACCTATATCACTGGGATTAGTGGTAATACGATCACTGTAAATGGTGATTTAGGTTTTACTCCTCAAGCGGGTGACAGAATGGAGCTTGCGGATTACGATTTCACAGACGTTACGGATCAAATTAAATTGTTATATGTTCATATGAGAGACAGTGCTTTTGGTGATGGCCAAACACAATATGTGATGCTTTAGGAGAGATTATTCATGGCAGATATTCCAGGAAATATTAGTAAGCTTAACGACATAGAAATTGCGGCAGACGCTCCTGTAACGGAAGCTCTAATGAATAAAATCGGTGCGAATATCAATGCTTTAATTGATTCAAATGACGCTGAAAGCTTCACAACTCCTGGCGCGGATACTTACACAGTGCCTGAGAATATCACAAGAATTTTGATTTGGATGTGTGGTGCTGGAGGTGGCGGCGGCGGTGGAGCTGGTGCCATTGGTGTCGCTGGTGCAGGTGGCGGCGGTGGTGGCGCAGGGTCTTACCCTGTGCTTTTAAATATGCCAGTTCAGGGCCTAGAAGTCTTAAGTGTGACCATAGGCGCTGGTGGTAGCGCAGGAACTGCTGGAACTAGCGGTAATGGCGGCAATGGTGGTGATGGCGGTAATACCGTATTGTCTGCCCCGACATCTGGATGGACTATAACAATTGCTGGCGGAAGTGGAGGCGCTGGAGGGGAAACCAACTCTACTGTTCCTCAACCTGGTGGCGCTGGCGGCAGCTTAACGAGCTCTATTGTTGGCCTTTTATACACTGATGGCGGCGATGGTGGTGATTCAAACACCAATAACGCTGTTTTAGGGCAATCAGACCTTATCGCAACAGGTGGCGCTGCAGGGTCCGTTGTGGCTGGCGCTGGTCGCGGGGGTCCTGGTGGTGGCGGGGGTGCAGGAATAGGCGATGGTGGAGCTGGTGGGGACGGTTACGATGGCACAGGTCCAACTGCAGGCTCTGCAGGAGGCTTAGGCGCTGGCGGTGGCGGAGGTGGTGGTTCGGGGACAGGTGTCCCGACAGGCGCTGCAGGGGCCGCAGGTGGTGCAGGTTCAATCCTCATCGTCGCTTTGACTTAGGTCTTCTTGCTCATCACACTCATGATCGATATTTGTTGACCCACAAGATTCGCACTGGTCTATGTGTTTATGCTTATACATTTGTCCGCAATCACGGCAGACAGACCAAACACTTGCCATTATTTCTTGCTGCTTTTTTTAGTTGCTTTTTTGCGGATGATTGTTGGCATTGGCTTTTTTTGATCTTCCTTTTTTTTGTACGGGCTTTTTTTGTCTTTTGGCACTTTTTTTCTCCTTTTTCTTTGGCTTTGCATATTGATCAATTACAAATTCAGGACAAGCAAGTGGCTCACCTAAATCTGCTTCAATCTCTTTTTTATCTTTAACATGATTCCAAAATATCTCAGCTTTTGAATAAAGCAAATATTGAAAATGCGAATCTGCCTCAACTTCATTCACATATATATCGGCAATCCCATCAAAAGTGACAAAATCCACTCTCCCGATTTTCATCACAAACATAATCCACTGCAACTGAGCATAGTAAATCTTTGGAATAAGGCCTTCCTTAGCCTCTACTAAAGACTGTTTTTTAAGTGGTGATTTGATCTCAATGGCTATTTTTTCTTCTATACTATAGCCATCAGTGGAAGCCCTGGCCCACTCGATGTCGTCTCTTTGATATGTGCAAGGGAGCATCCTAATTCCATATCGTTGTTGATAAATCTCACGGGCCAGGGGCTCCCGTTCATTTCCTCTTTTAGTTGCAAAATTCCCCTCAAAAAAATCCATCTGCCCTAGCTTTTCATTAAAAAGCTGATGAACTGATTTGAAAGGATTGTGGCCAGCGATGATTGGAGCATCACTTGATCCGATGCCACTCATGCGCCACGACAGCCACTCGTCTGAGCCTTGCTCGAGTTCTACAAATCCCATAATATTGCCTTATGAATAAATATAAATCTGGAGTTAAAAGCGCGATTGAAAACTATTATAAACGTGAGCTTTCTGCGCAAAATACCGCACCAAGAAAAAACAACAAGCCAGAAGAGCCTGTAGTTATTGATTGTCTGAAATGGCTTAAGCAAAACGGATTTCATGTTCAAAGAGTAGAGTCTAAAGCAGTTAAAAATCATCTCACCGGAAACTGGAGCAATCCTCAAATTCAGCCAGGCACTCCTGATATTATTGGCAACTCCCCTGAAGGTATTGGGGTTTTTGTGGAGGTTAAAGCTCCTGGCAAAAGATCCAGCGTTAGGGTGTCTCAATACAAGTACCTGTCAGAGAAGTTAAAAATAAATTGTTTTGTGGCGGTTGTTGATTCTGCAAAATATCTAGAGACGATGTACAAGCATTGGTGTCATCTTCGCCTTGGCTGTTTAGACTCGGCCAAACAATATCTTGAGCGAGCTTTGCCAATTCCTCCTGAACTTCGCGAGGATACCTCAAGTCTTTTCGACGAATGACCGATGAGATCGATGGTTGCAAGTCCATTGCGCCTCCTAGTTAGTGAACCTTTGTGGGTCAGGAGGTGGTTGCTTGACTCCTGGCCCACTATTAAATTTCTGATAAATAAAAGCATCAACGGAATCATAAAAATCTGACTAATCTCATTGCTGATCATAGTCAGACCAATTCCTAAAACACAAAGTAAGTTTACAAGCAGCAAACTCAAAAAGGAATTTCCTCATTGCTATCAAAGCTTGGCGCTGAATCATTGGATTGATTTGCATAGTTTGGAATGCCCACCGCGTTTAACTCCGGCAACAACTCCTCCACCTTCACATCTACAGCAGTGGCCGTTGTCCCGTCTCTTTTCTCATAGTCCCTATGTTCAACAGTCACTCTACAGCAAGGCTTCATATCGTCTAAAAACGTATGCATAAGCTCCGCAGACTCCTCCCAACTAATATCATTGAGCTGTCTTTCATTCATTCGCTGCTTAACGAAAGAAACAGCGCCAAGAATGCCAAGCTGCCAGGTGATCCATTTTTCAGAATTGTCATCAAA